GATAATCACAGAGGAATCTTCATGCTCAACACCTGTGTCGGGCACATCAAGCAGGCGATTGGGATACGGAACCCGTTTATCCTTACGCCTTATCAACTATACAAACACTTAACGAGGTGATCCATGGGCGCACTAAGACCAAAGAAGCCTGAGCCACAGGCGCGAGAGGTAGCACTAGCTGCACGACAAGAGAAAGCACTGGACGAGGAAATCGAGGAAACTGAGGGACGCTTGCGAGCACAACGACGTGGGCAGCTAGGCACTCGTTCACTGTTAGCAGGGGCACCGGGAAGTCGTAAGGCTGCGGCTTCGGGCATGGGCAGAGGCAAGGCAAGCAAGGCATCAATGCCATCTGCAGCACAACGCGCTAGCATCTTGAGCGGCATCAACGTGCGGGGCATCGCATGAAGTCGCCCAAGTACCTTGGCTCTGTTAAGGACATGAAGCGCAGAGAGAAGCGGGCGTTTGACACCGAGGGCATGTGGCACGACCAGATGTCCGACGTGTACGAATACTTCCTACCTCAGCGCAACCTGTTCGAGACGCAGAACACGGGCCAGAAAAAGATGGATCGTATCTTTGATTCAACCTCTCTCACCGCCATTCAACAGGCTGCCAGCAAGTTGCAGGAAAACATCGCGCCGATACAAGCTAGATGGGCTGCGTTCCAACCCAGCAATGAGGTCTTGGAGCTACTCGAGCAGGGTGACGTGGGTGTCACCGAGCAACAGGTACGCGAGAACCTCGACAAGCAAGGCTCTATTGTCTTTGACTACATAAACAGAAGTAACTTCGGCACTCAGTTCTATGAGGCTGCACTGGATCTGCTGATTGGCACGGCTACGCTTCGCATCGACGAGACCGATGACGATATGAACCCCATCGTCTTCCACTGTATCCCTCAAAAGGGTATCGCGTTCGAGGAAGGGCCGTTTGGTAACATCGAGACGCACTGGCGCAGGTTCAGCGTAAAGGCTCGTTTGCTTGAGCGGATGTGGCGTGGCGTTGAAGTCTCCGAGACTGTACGCGCACTGATCGAGAACTCACCCGATGCCGACCTCAAAGTGAGTGAGGGCGTGGTGTTCGAGCCGAAAGCGAAGCGGTATTACGGTTGCTTATGGGTGAACGACGAGGATCGCTTCTCATGGATCGAAGACTTCGGTGAGACATCGCCTTGGGTAACTGGTCGATACACGAAGGTAGCCGGTGAGGTGCGTGGTCGTGGGCCTGCAATGCAGTGTCTGCCCGATGTGCGCAGTTTGAACAAGGCCAAAGAGTTCGTCTTGCAGAAGGCGGCTATCGATTTAGCTGGTATGTACACGGCAACCGATGACGGCGTGACCAACCCGTACAACCTGACCATAGCACCGGGCGTTGTCATCCCTGTTGGGTCGAACAACACCAGCAACCCGTCGATCATGCGTCTGGACACGGGAACGAACCTCGGACTTGCACAGTTTGAGATCACCGAACTGCAAAACGCTATCAAGCTGGCGCTGTTTAACGACCTGAGAGACCCTGCTGGGCCTGTCCGTACCTATACCGAGATCGCTATTGAGAGTCGAGAACTAGCGAAGCGCATCGGTTCCGCATTCGGACGGCTACAGACAGAGGTGCTGATACCTATCCTCAAGAGGGTGGTGTCGATCCTGACCCGTCGTGGTCTGATTATGCCGATTGAGCTGGACGGTAAAGACGTGGAAGTGAAGTTCACATCCCCTCTCGCCCGTGCTCAGGATGGTGAAGACCTGTTATCGCTCCAGCAAGCGGTGCAGTTCGTCGCAGCTAACGCTGGGCCTGACCTAATTGCTACGTCATTCAAGATCGAGGACTTCGGAAGCTACGTTGCTGAGAAAACCGGCATGTCATCCGAGCTAGTTCGCAGCGATACGGAGAAGCAACAGGCTATCCAAGCCGGAGCGCAGCAGGAGATGGCTCAACAACAGGCCCAGATGCCCCCACAACAGCCCCAGTTGCAGGCGGTTGAATGACTTGGGAAAGCATAGAGGGTAGCAACGAGGGCGCTCACAAGGCCGCTGCGGAGGCCAGAGAGCGTTTCTCTGAATTAACGAAGGCGTACAGCCGTTGCTTTGCTACTGAAGACGGGCAAAAGGTGGTGGAGGATCTGACACGGAAGTTCCTGTTAGACAACTCTACTGACTTGGGCGCACGAAACGTAGAGTATGAGGCTGCGTATCACAACGGTGAGGCGGGGGTCATTCGGATGATCGTCCACTACATCCAACAAGCGGAGAAGGTATGAGCGAAGTAGAAGAACTGGAAGAAGTGAAGCCCAAGAAGCGGGCAACCAAGAGCAAGATCGAGGTGGTCTGCGCTGAACCCGACTACCTGAAGAAGATTAAGTTCGATATGGACTGGTTGCAGAAGGTAGGCACCCAGTACGGGATTGATAAGTTCGAGTATGTACACAAATTCAGGGCGTTTCGTTGCTACAAGTCTGGTCAACACGTTGATTGGATAGACGTTAACGATCTCGCACTGTTAAACGGTGAGCGGAGATTGGTACAGATCCTTCTCAAGCACCAACCTGTAAGCCCCAAGCGGGCTGTTATTAACTATCCTTGGAGATAAGAATGTCAGAGGCCGTTGAAAACGACACCCTTGAAAGCAATGAACCCACATCACTCGTTGATGCAGCAGAACCCACCCTCTCAGAAGGTGAATACTTCTTGACGGAAGGAATCAAGGGCACTGGTGACACGCCTGAGTGGTACAAGGCTGAGAAGTACAAGTCCGTGGCTGACCAAGCCAAGGCATACACAGAATTAGAGAAGAAGTTTGGCGGCTTTACCGGCGCACCCAAAGATGGCNNNNCCCAAGGATGGCTACGCAATGCCGGAGGGAGTGGAGCAAGGCGACGAACTAATGGACGCGCTCAAAGGCTTTGCCGAGAAGACCAACATGAATCAGTCCTCGTTCAATGAGGCATGGGAACTGTTGATCGCTCAGGGTGAGGCGGTTGAGGAAGTATCTGCCGAGATGGAGATGCAACGCCTAGGTGACAACGCTACCGACCGCGTGAAGACTGTTGAACAGTTCATGAAGAACAACCTCGACAACGAAACCTATGAGAAGGTGCGTTATGCGGTCAACAGTGCGGAGTCTATCGAACTGGTAGAGGCACTGATCGGCGCTACTGCACCGGCCAAGCTACCTATCGACGGACACATCGAACCCGGCGGTATGACATGGGGCGATATTGAGGTTGAGATGTTCAAGAAAGACGAGAACGGACAGCTATTGAGGTCGGTAGATCGCAACCATGAGGCCAAAATACAGCGGATGATGAAAGAATTTGGTGGTGATAAGCCATATTCGCAGACATTTGGCTAAATTTATTATTGACAAACCGAAAAATGTGGTATCTTACACCCGTCGGATACCCCTTTTGGGCCTGACAGATTTAGGTTAAGGACTGACCGATCTGTCGGGTACTCAGTTTAAGACCTTAGAGTGAGAGGCAATCACGCCTCGTTAAATTAATTTTGACAACTTTGAGGACTTAGTAATGTCAAAGAATCTTTCCGCTGTTGCGGTAACCGAGTTTGACAGTATGGTCAAACATGCCTATCAAGGCATGGGCTTGCTGAAGAACGCTGTTACCTTGCGAAACAACGTAGTAGGTGACACCTACAAATTCCGACGTATGGGCAAAGGACTTGCCAACCAGAAGTCTACTTCTGATCTGGTAACGCCAATGGACGTGTCTCATGAGTTCAAGACTGCCACACTGGCTAACTGGAACGCTCCTGAGTACACGGACATCTTCGATGCCGCGGAAGTTAACTTCGATGAGAAGCAAGAACTTGCAAACACTATTGCAGGTGCCTTGGGCCGTCGTTGTGACCAGTTGGTTATCGACGCTATGGACGCATCTACCCCTCTCACCACGGCTGTTCCTGCTGGCGGTACTAACCTGACGATGGCTAAGGTCATTGATGCACAGGTAGAACTGCGAGATCAGGGCGTACCGAACACTG